ATGGCCGCCAAGCTCAACCTGCTTGAACATACCCAATGCAAGAATGCTGCCACCGATGGGCAGCGCATTCTCAAGCTCCATGATGGCGGCGGCCTTTACCTGTGGGTGTATGCGGACGGGCGGAAATACTGGCGCCTGCGCTACAAGATCGCTGGCGCCGAGAAGTTGCTGTCGCTCGGGGTCTTTCCCAAGGTTGGCCTGAAGGCGGCGCGTAAGCGCCGCGACGAAGAGCGCGCCAAGCTCGACAACAACCTGGACCCTTCAGCCGAGCGCAAGGCCGACAAGCTCCGCAAACAGGCATCTCCGGAGAATTCTTTCGAGGCGGTGGCGTGCGAGTGGTACGGTAAGCAACTGCATACCTGGGTGCCGGGCCATGCGGACGACGTGCTGCGCCGCCTTGAGAAAAACCTGTTTCCGCTTATCGGCCGCCGGCCAATCGCCGAGGTTGCCGCGCCAGAGCTCCTGGCGTGCGTGCGCAAGATCGAGCAGCGCGGGGCTTACGACCTGGCGCACCGCGTCCTGCAGGTGTGCGGGCAGGTGTTCCGCTATGGCATCGCCACGGGGCGATGCACGCGCGATATCGCCGCGGATCTGCGCGGAGCCCTGACACCTCACAAGAAGAAACATCAGGCGGCCGTGCGGCCCGAGGAACTGCCCGAGCTCCTGCGAGCGATCGAGGGTTACGACGCTATGGGGGACAAGCAGACCCGTCTGGCGCTGCAACTGCTCGCCCTGACGTTTGTCCGCACCAATGAGTTGATCGGTGCGGAATGGCCCGAGTTCGACACCGAGAATGGCTTGTGGATCGTTCCATCTGCACGCATGAAGATGAAGACCGAGCATGTTGTTCCGCTCTCGCGGCAAGCACGGGAGATCCTCGCCGATCTGCGCGAGTTAGCAGGCATCAGCCGCTTTGTGTTCCCTGGCCGCAACCGAGACAAGCCCATCAGCAACAACACCATGCTGTTCGCGCTGTACCGCCTTGGCTACAAGGGCAAGATGACTGGTCACGGCTTCCGCGCCGTGGCCAGCACGATCCTGAATGAAACAGGGTTCCGGCATGATGTGATTGAGCGCCAGCTGGCGCACTGCGAGCGCGATGAAGTTCGCGGCGCATACAATCGTGCCGAATATCTGCAGGAGAGGCAGAGGATGATGCAGCATTGGGCGGATTACCTCGACGCCGTGAAGGCCGGCGCCGCTGTGATACCGCTGCACGGCAACGCGGCTTGAAGTGTTTCACCGGCCCGGCGGCACCGGGGAAGGAGCGGGACCACCGAGCGTTCCAGCACTCGGCGGTCCCTGACCACAATGCAACCTAAATAGGAGATTGCGTCATGGCTACCGCAACTATAACCCGTCGCCGCCAGCGCGGCGATGAGACCATTCATCGGGCACTAACAATCCTGGAGCGCCGCCTGCGCCGACCGGGCGAGCCCCTCGCCTCGCCGTGCGCCGTGCGCGATTACCTGCGCTTGCGCCTGGGCGGGATGGAGCGCGAGGCTTTCCTAGTACTTTTTCTCGACGCGCAAAATCGGTTGATCGAATGCGCGGCGCTATTCCTCGGCACGCTAGACCAAACGTCCGTACACCCGCGGGAGATTGTTAAGCTGGCGCTAGCGCACAATGCCGCCGGCGTCATCCTTGCCCATAACCATCCTTCTGGTGTTACCGAACAGAGTCGAGCCGACGAAATGCTGACGCAAGTAATCAAGAGCGCGCTAACGTTGGTGGATGTGAAGGTGCTCGATCATTTCATCGTCGCCGGCGCAGCAGAGCCGTTGAGTTTTGCGGAGCGTGGGTTACTGTAACCTGGGGTATCGTGTGACAGCATGAGCCATAAAATCCCATTTCGCGACGGCGTGAATAAACGGATGAGGCGTGGAGCCCCGAACGAAGAGGATGCCGACCTGCGCAAAATTTCGCCGGATTTTGCCTCATCGATGGCCTACTGGCGAGGGCGCTATTCCCGCTTCAACGATCCCATGTTCAACCCCTCCAGCCGCGCCGTAAAGGACTCCCTTGCGGCGTTGGTAAAGCTTCCGCTGGGGAAGGTCGAGGCGGCAACCGCAAGTCTCGACCCCGCAACGGAGGCGCACATTAATCGGGGGGCGGCATTGAGTGGGGAACGCTCGCTGTTTTCGCTTCGGCGCATTGTCGGCGGCCGTGTTGTGATCGCCAAGCCGGAGCTTGTGCAGGCCTGGGCCAGGGAGGCATTGGCAACCTTTCCCAAGGAGAAGGGGAATACCAGAAAGATTTCCGGCCTCGATCATCAATTTGCAGCCGCCCTGGTCGGTTGGTGGCGGCGGCTTTATCCGGATATTTCGACTGAATTGCCAAACCCCTGCGAATGGGCCCGTTCTGATGATCAGCCGGAAACCAGTTTTCTTAACTGGGCCTGGGAAATGTTTTCGCGAGTGGGGCGCGTTGCCCTGCGCGAACATAAGCAAAAACCCCTAAAGCCCGTTTCGCTGGTCCGGATACTCAAGAAAGCAATCAACGAGGTCGACCTCCGCACTTAATGCTTGGGTAGGTTTTTGCTTTAGACCCATCCTCTTCGCCGCCCTATTCTTCGGACGTCATAGACGTCAGGAGGTATGGCAATGCAAAATCAAACCAACAGGGCGATGCGCATCCTGCGCATGCGCCAGGTTACCGAAAAAATCGGGCTTGGCCGGTCGGCCATCTACGATCGCATGGACCAACGCTCGCCACGCTACGACCCAACTTTCCCCAAGTCGGTGAGCTTGGGTGGCCGATCCATTGGGTTTGTCGAGGCCGAGGTGGATGCGTGGCTGGCCGCACGAATCTCCCAAAGCCGCAAAGCTGCCTGAGGCCTCGCTATGGAGAGTCCTTGTGGGGCATGTGGGAAGCCCGCCGGTGCGCCGTCAGCGCGGACCCTGGTGAGGCTCGTGAGCAAAGACAACACCGTTGAGCAGCGCCTCCGACTGCCGATTTGCCCAGAGTGCCATGCCGCAGCTGCACAAAACCCCTGGAGCCTGCTGGTTGCGCTGGGCCGACGTTGGCTTGATCGAGGTGCCGGATGAAGCGCCCGGCCTATGCTCGCGAGGTGGCCAAACGGCGCCCGGATGGCTCTGACCTTTTCGTCGGCACCGAGTGGAGGATGTGGCGCGGACGTAACCGGATCATCATCCCCGTTGGATCCGACCTGCAGGATCTCGACCTACGCATCGTGCGGGGATGGTCCGTCATCATCACCCATCGCAAGCGCGATGACGGCGCTTGGCTGCTTGATCTCGCACGCCGAGTTCTACGCCACAGCCCAGAGCGCCTGATCTTCTTTGATGTAGACAGCCGCGCCGTCATGTTCGTGCGATGCAGGGGCTTCGAATGACGAAAGTGACAGCCACGCACGCAACCATCGCCGCAGAGCTAGCCAAGCAACCCCAGAAGAAACTCACCCTCAAAGCCCTCGACTACTCGGAAATCATGGCGCTCGACCTCCCGCCGCGCAAGCCGATCCTTGGTGCGTGGCTGATGGAACAATCCATCAATATGTGCCACGGTTGGCGCGGCATCGGGAAGAGCCATTTCAGTTTCAACGTTGCGTTTGCTGTAGCAACGGCCGGCGCCTTCCTGGGCTGGAAGGCGCCGGCCGCACGCAAGGTGCTGTTTGTCGATGGTGAGTTGCCGGCCACCGTCGTACAGCAGCGGTTCAAAGACATTGAAAAAAGCACAGGGACGCGACCCGCACCTGGTGCGCTAAACATCATTACGCCGGATGTTCTAGGCCGTGCTGCGCCAGATCTCGCCATGCTCGACGACCAGGACGAGCTGGATGAGTTGGCCGAGGGCTGTGATCTCATCATCCTCGACAACCTGTCGTGCCTGCTGCGCAGCGGCGCGGCAGAGAATGACGCCGAGTCCTGGGTGAACGTATCCAGTTGGGCGCTGGCACACCGGGCAAGGCACCGCTCAATTCTGATCATCCATCACAGCGGAAAAAATGGGGCGCAGCGCGGCACCAGCCGGCGCGAGGACCTGCTCGATGTGGTCCTTGCGCTGAAGAAACCCGCCGAGTATTCGCCTGAGGATGGCGCCCGCTTCGAGGTGCATTTCGAGAAGGCGCGGCATCTGTCCGGCATCGACGTTGAGCCATTCGAAGCACACCTTACACGCGACGATCGTGGTCTGCAGTTGTGGGAAATGAGATCCCTAGAAGGAAAAACCGACGAACGGATCATTGAATTGATGGGGCTCGGCCTGAACCGCACGGACATCGCCCGAGAGCTCGGATGCAATAAATCCACAATCACGCGACACGTTCAGGAGTTGCAACGTCAGGGGGTGATTCCCGCCGAGGGGCCGAAGCCGCGCAACTCTCAGCGCAACCGCAACCAAAAGCCCCTCGGAGTTTGACAACCGCCATGCAACCACAGCGCAACAGACTACGTAAACGCATTGTAAGCAAAGTGTTTTCTGCGCAACTACGGAACAACGCCGCATGCCCGCACGGTGTTGCGTGTTGCACTTGTAGACAAGTGCAACAGCGCAACAACACCAGGGCGTTGCCGACGAGACGAGGCGGGGGTAAATCTTTGGGAGGCAACCCACCTAGACCGTTCGTCGCCGTTTCTTCGCAAAGCCGCAGTTGGGATAGGGGAGGGGGGTGTAAATCTCTGTGTCGCCCTGAGCGGACACCGATCGCCTAGTCAAATTTTTTCGTGCGGGAGTTTCTGGGGGAGGGGTACCCCTTCCCGGTGGAGACGTCTGCACTTTTTTTGGAAGGAGGAGTCATGGAAGACCCTGAACAGAACGAAACAACTTTCGAAGAGCTCGACGCTCGCTTGACCAGCCTATGCGGCGAGGCGTTGAAGACCTTGCTTCGGAGCGCTGCGGCCCGGAGCGGCGGAGGGCTTGCTGAGCGCATTGCCACGCTACAGGAGGCCCGCCTGGTGATTCACGCCAACGGCAACCTGCTGCAGGTTGACCTGGTTGCGCCTGCAGCAAATGGCGGCGCAGAGCTGCTATTGGGCCTTACCGCCGTGGCAGAGGAACAGGCGTGCGCGCTTCACTGATCCGCCGGGCTGAGCGGCTGATCACCACAACCGGCGCCGCGGCTGAGCACCTGCCGCCGGCTGGGCAAGCGCGCGACGAGATACTCGGCCTGGTGCGCCTGGCGCTGCCGTTCGCAGCTCAGCAGGGCGGCAAGCGCCCCGGTGCGCTTGCGCGCCTGGTGCTTGACCGCGCCCGCCGCGCCGGGCCACCGTATTCGTTCGCGCAGCTGCTCGACGTACTCGAGGACGACGTGGCCCAATACGGAAGCGACGCCCGCAGCCCTGTCGACCAGGTGAACCGGGTTCGTGAAACCGTGACCGTCTGCCTGCCTCGGCAGGACGGGAGGGAAGTGCCATTCGCCACGCTCCGCCGCCACCTGACCGGCGCGAAAAAAATATTGAAATCGGAAATTCGCACGCCCCCTAAACCGCGCAAGCGGTGAGATTTAATCGTGTCAGCCTGACCTTCAGGTAACAACCTACCAGGAGCACACCATGAAAGGAATCTTGAACCACAAGCTTTTCGTTACGGCGATGATCGCCGCCGCCGTCCTGGCCGGCCTTGCCGGCTTCTATCACGTCCCCACCGAGTTCCTTGCCGGCATCGGCATGTTGCCGCTGGGTGTGGGCACCGTCGACTTCGATAACATCAAGCGCCTGCTCGAGGACCAGGGTGAAAAGATGGAAGCGTGGACGAAGAAAAACGACACCCGCTTCGGCGTCCTTGAAAAAGAGGTTGGCGAGATCCTCAAAAAGGACGCCCGCGCCCGCTACGCGCCCGCGCCGATGGATGCCGACGGCAACCTTCTCGAAGATACCGCGACCAGCAAGATCGCCACGATGATCGACGCCAAGTCCGGCGCGCTGATCCCGGTGCTGGAGAACAAGCAATCCCTTGCCTCGATTGAGCGGCGCAGCGAATCGCTGCCCAGCATGGGCCGCCTTCTGCGCGGCATTGTTTCCGGCGGCCGTGCGCACGATGCCGACGAGCTGGCCGAGGAGCGCAAGGCGCTCGGCATCAGTTCCGATCCGAGCGGCGGCTACACGGTGCAGGGTGCACTGGCCAGCGAATGGATTGACGCCCTGCGCGCCAACATGGTGCTGAGCCGAGCCGGCGCCCGTACCGTGCCAATGGATGCCAAGACACTGACGCTGGCCAAGGTCACTGGCGACCCGACCGTAACCTGGCACGCGGAGAACGCTGACCTGGCCGCCGCCGATCCAACCTTCGGCGCGGTCACACTCAACGCTAAAACCGCCGTCTGCCTGGTCAAGCTGAGCCTGGAGCTCTCGCAGGACTCGGCCAACATCGAGCAGATCCTGGCCAGTGTCTGACTTCGGCGCTCGCCACGAAATCGACAGGGCCGGCCTGGTCGGCAACACGACCGATGCGGCCATCTCCCCGGCGGGCATCATGAACGCGGCCGGCCGCAACAAGGTCACTTCCATCGGCGCGCCGACAAGCTGGGACTTCCTGGTGGACGGCATGTACGAGCTGATGCTGGACAACGTGCCGGCTGAGAACATCGGGGCATTCGTCGCGCATCCGTCTGTCTGGAAAAAAATGCGCAAGCTGAAGAGCGGCATCTCGGGCGACAACACGCCGCTGACGATGCCGGCGGAGATCGCGGCCTTGCCGAAGTTCTGGACCACCGCGGCGCCGCTCACCGGTGGCACGACTGCAGCCGGCATCGTCGCCGACTGGCGCGACCTGCTCTTCGGGGTGCGCAAGGAAATCACCGTGCAGGTGCTCACGCAGAGCTTCCTGGGCAGCAACCTGCAACTCGGCATCCTGGCCTATGCGCGGTGCGACTTCGCCTCGGTGCGGGATGAATCCTTCTGCACCCTCGAGGGCATCACGGTCTGATGTTGCATCCCGAGCCGCCCGGGCCCCGCAAGGGGATGGGCGGACCAGGACAAGTCGGAGAGTGTCCCGGACTCCACAACAACCCGACAGCCGGCAGCCCCCCAAGAAAGGGTGGGGCGTGGCCGGCATCCAACTTTAAAGCGAAAGGAGGCTGCTGATGGCACTCGCTACCCTCACCATCGACATCAATGCCCGGCTCGCCAACATCGAGCGCGACCTTGGCAAGGCCGCGCACATTGCCGAGAAGAACGGCAAGAAGATGGAAGCCGCCTTTGCCGGTGCGAAGGCGGCCTTCATCGGGCTTGGCGCGGCCCTCGGTGCGGGCACGATCCTCTCCGGAATCAAGACCGTCATCGATGGTGCCGACCAGCTGCAGAAGGCCAGCCAGAAGTACGGCATCGCCGTCGAACAACTCTCCGCGCTGAAATACGCCGGCGAGCTATCAGACGTGAGCCTGGAGGCAATCGGCAACGGTCTCAAGAAACTGTCGGTGAACATGCTCGACACCGCTGCCGGCACCGGCGAGGCCAAGGACGCCTTCAAGGCGCTCGGCCTGAGCGTCACCGCGGCCAGCGGCGGCCTGAAGTCGTCCGACCAGGTACTTGCCGAGATCTCCGACAAGTTCGCCGGTATGGAGGATGGCGCAGGAAAGACCGCGATCGCCGTCAAGCTGTTCGGCCGTGCCGGCGCCGACCTGATCCCGCTGCTCAACCAGGGATCGAAGGGCCTGGCCGACATGAAGAAGGAGGCCGAGCAACTCGGCGCGATCGTTGGCGGCGACCTAACCAGGAAGAGTGAAGAGTTCAACGACAACCTGACACGGCTATCCCGTACGTTTGACGCATTCAAGGTGAGCCTGGCCGGCTCCATACTGCCGGACCTTGTCAAGTTCACGGGAACCCTGGTCGAGGCCACCAAGGCTTCCGGGGGGCTGTTGAAGGGCATAGAGATGATTCTCAGCTTGCCTGTCGCGGGCAGCGTGTATGACAACTTCGATGCGATCAAGAAGGAGCTGGAGAATATCGATAGGAAGATCGCCGAGATGGAAGCTAAGCCGTTCTTTCTACGCGGTCTCAATCTCTCCGGGTTGAAGAAGAATCGCGAGGAGCTCGAGCAGCAACTTAAGTTTGTGGAATCGATCATCCACCAGCGCGGCGGCGGGAAGGAAGTTTTTGACTTCGGCCCAGCCGTGTGGGCGAGTAAAACTAAATCTCCGGATTTACAGAACGACAATGCGCTGAAGGCTCTCAAGAAGGCCGCTGATGAGGCGCGGCAGGCCATGGCCGCCGCTGCCCAGACCGCCTACGACAACGCCCTGGCCGCCGCCGAAGCCGACGCGCAGATCGAAAAACTGCGCAACAGCTATGTCGACATGGTCGAGCCGGCTGCCCAAGCCATGCGTGAGCTGCGGAAGTTCGACGAGATTGCCCCGGCGCTGGGCCTGACGGCCGAGCAGCTCGAGCGCATCCGCGACACCCTTCAGGAAAAGATCGACTTCGAGCAGTACGGCAAGCCGCTCAAGGACATCACCGAGGAGGTCCAGCGCCAAGGGGATTTAGCACGCGATCTTGGCATGACTTTCCAGAGCGCCTTTGAGGATGCCATTGTCAGCGGAAAGCATTTCCAGGACGTGCTGCAGGGTCTCGCACAAGACCTTCTCAGGATATTCGTTCGAAAGGCCTTCACCAGCCTGATCGGCAGCCTATTCGGCGGCCCCGCAGGGGGCGCCGGTGCCGGCTTCTTTGGAGGCCTTAACCTTCCAAGCTTCGATGTCGGAACACGATACGTTCCGCGAGATATGATTGCCCAAGTTCACCGGGGGGAAGCAATTATCCCCGCGGAGTTTAACCGGCCTGGCGCCCTCGCTGCGCCCGTGAGCATCACAATCAACAATACCCTCGATGGTGCTACAGGCGCGATCACGCACGACGGCAGAAACAACGCCGCCGAGTTGGCGCAACGAATCAATACAGCTGTACGTGGTGTGCTGCTTGACGAAAAGCGCCCTGGCGGTTTGCTGTCGACTTGACTGGTCGCGGAAAAAAATAACGACAGGCTTGAAGCGAAGTATTTGGTGTGGTAACTGGCGTGGTAACTCAGTGCTTGAAAAACTACCAAATCAAGCATTGGCGAGGCTTTTCGGGCACAGTTCGCAAGACACCCTCTCCGCCAGATTGCTACATTAATAGCCTGATTTTATTCAAAAAATAAAACAGGCTTTCCTGGTTACCCACGTTTCTACCCATATTCCAGCACCCTGCGCCATAGTTAGTATGGTGTTGCACGGTCTTATTCCATGCGTGATATAAAGGCGGCGCTGACCGGTTGATGCCGGCGGTGGTTGCGCAGGAGTGCGACCTTGATTGTGCTCGCGGAGGCAGGATGCCGAACCGGGCTTGCAAGCAAGGAGCACGCTATGCAGCCGAAACACTCTCCCGCCGCTTACAACGCGGCAACCATCACCAAGGCCGGCGAAGTCCCGGCCGCACTCCAGAAGTTTGATTTCCTGCCCGACGCCGCACTTGTCAGCGTCAAAGTTGTCGCCGGACTCTTCAGCTGCGCCGAAAACACGGTCTGGTATCGCGTAAAGCACGGCAAGCTGCCGGCGCCGCTGAAGGTCGGCGCGCAGACGCGCTGGCGCGTGGGTGATTTGCGCGCCGTTATCAGCTGCCCGCAGGAGGCCGATCATGCTGCGGCCTGACGTGATTGCGTCCTCGAGGCCGGCGGGCCAGGAGGACGCTAAGGAGGTTGCCGGCAAAGGGGAAGCCAGCGAGATCGACTTTACCACGCACGGCGCGAAAATCATCCCGTTTTGCCGACCGCAAGGGCGCTGCGATGGCTGCGGCCAACATCTCGCTGCCAGCCAGCAAGGCGCCACGTGCCCGCGGTGCCGCGCCCGGGATGCGCTGCTGCGCGCCATGTCGCTGCGTCGCCAGGCGCTGGGCGATCTGCAACGTGCGGGAGGGTGGTGACATGGCCAGAATACGCACCATCAAGCCCGATTTTTTTACCAGCGATGACATTGTTTCGCTCTCGCCGCTGGCTCGCCTGCTCTACATCGCCACATGGTTGGAGGCCGACAGGGAAGGGCGTCTTCCGTGGCGCCCAAAGACACTAAAGCTGCGCTACCTGCCCGGCGATGACTGCAACATCGACGCCCTCGCGCAGGAGCTGGTTGCTGCCGGCTTAGTCATCCCCTACGAGATCGACGGCCAGCAGTACGCGGAAATCCCGTCCTTCACGCGCCACCAGGTCATCAACAACCGCGAAACCGCCAGCGCGATACCTCCCAACACTGATGACGCGTGCCCCACGCGTGCCCCACGCGTAGATGACGCGTGCCCCACGCGTGCCGACGCGACAGGCACGCCGCTTATGGGAAGGGAAGGGAAGGGAAAGGAAGGGAAGGGAAGTTCACCATCACCTGACGGTGATGGTTGTCCCCGACCTTCGGCCGGTGACCAGCAAGCCGGCCAGCAGGAAGTCGAAAACGACAACTGCCCGCACGATGCTATCGTCGGCGCCTACCACGAGCTTCTGCCGATGGGCAGAAAGGTGCGGATCTGGAACGATGCGCGCCGCACCAAGCTGCGTGCTCGCTGGCGCGAGGATAAAAAGCGGCAGTCGGTTGAGTGGTGGCGAAAACTCTTCGGCTACATCGCCAAGAGCGACTTCCTGACCGGCCGCACCAGTTCCGCAGGGCGCGCCCCTTTCGAAATTGACCTGGAGTGGATCATCACGCCGGCCAACCTCGTCAAAATCATTGAGGGAAAGTACGACAACAGGGAGTCCTCGCAATGAACGCCCCGGAACTTTGCCTGCCGCCGCACTCGATCGAGGCCGAGCAGTCGCTGCTCGGTGGGCTCCTGCTCGACAACGCGGCCTGGGACCGCATCGCCGACCAGGTTTCCGAGGCGGATTTCTACCGCGACGACCACCGCCGCATCTTCCGCCATATCGCGCGCCTGATCGAGGCCGCCCGCCCGGCCGACGTGGTGACGGTGTATGAGTCCCTGGAGAAGGCCGCGGAAGCCGAGCAGGCCGGCGGCATGGCCTACCTCGGCGAGATCGCCAACAACACGCCGTCGGCCGCCAACATCAAGCGCTACGCCGAGATCGTCCGCGAGCGGGCGATCCTGCGCCGGCTGATCGGGGTCGCGAATGAGTTGTTGGCCGGCTGCTTCAACCCCGGCGTGCGAACCTGGCAGGAGCTGGTCGGCGCCGCCGAGGCCGCGATCCTCGCCGCCATGGACCGGCATGCCGGAGAGCCTGCATCGCTTGCCGAAGCCTTCGCCGAGGCGATGACCTACATCGATACACGCGGGGAGGCCGGTGGGCTGGCAACCGGTTTCAGGGACTTCGACGGCATTACCGGTGGCCTTGAGCCGGGGCAGTTCGTCATCGTCGCGGCCCGCCCCTCCGTCGGCAAGACGGTGTTCGGCTGCAATGTCGCTGACCACGTGGCCCGCACCGGTGGCGCCGTGCTGTTCCTGACCCTGGAGATGACGCGGCCCGAGATCGGCCAGCGCATCCTCGCCGCGCGTTCGGGCGTGCCCGTTCACGCAATGCGCTCAGGCACAAAAGACCGGGAGGACTGGCGCCGCATGGCCGGCGAGCTGCCCGCCGCCGACCGGCAGCGGCTGTGGATCGACGACACGCCCGCGGTCACGGTCTCCCACGTGCGCGCAAAGGCGCGGCGTCTCAAGCGCAAGGCGGGCGGTCTGGACCTGATCGTCATCGATTACCTGCAGCTGATGCGCGGCACCGGCGACAACCGCACCCAGGAGATCGGCAGTATTTCTCGCGCGCTCAAGACCCTGGCCAAGGAGCTGCACGTGCCGATCATCGCCCTGGCCCAACTCAACCGGAGCGTGGAAGGTCGCATGGACAAGCGCCCGCTGATGTCTGACCTGCGCGATTCCGGCGAGTTGGAGCAGGACGCCGATATCGTGGCCATGCTGCACCGGGAGGAGATCTACAGCGATCAGCCCGAGTGGCAGGGCCTCGCTGAGATTCTCATCAGAAAAAACCGCAACGGCCCGACGGGGGACTTAAACCTGAACTACAACCCGGAGCAGATGCGTTTTACGGACTACAACGGGCAGAACGTGCGGCGTCAGATTGCCGAACAGAACAGTAAGCGGGAACACGTTTTCAGAGGCGGGAAGCAAGCTAAGGGGAGGGGATTCGATGACTGAAAATCCCCCCTCGCTTTTCGCCCAGCTCACCGCCGCCGCGGAGGCCGCCGCCCAAGCCAAAGCCGAAGCGCACCAGCCGCCTCGCCGCCACGGCATGCTGCCCGGTCGACGACGCCCTGTGCTGACCGAACTACGCGGCGCGTACCCCAAACCGCTCCGGCATGGCGAGCTCATGCAGCGCGTCGGCGCTAGCCGCGGCGCGATCTGCTGGGCGGTGCGCTATCTGCAGGCCGCCGGCCTGATCGAGGCAATCCAGCGGCCCAACCGGCCGCCTTACCTGCTCTACCGCGCCATCCTCGAGGAGCGCGACGATGCGTAGCGCCACCAGCGAGCTGGCCTTCACTGCCGCCGTGCGCACGGGCGAGTTGGCCGACGAGATGTTCGCCTACCTGCAAGGCGAGCTCCATGGCCTGGCCGATGAGATGCTGGTTTCCCTGTGCAAGGCAGACCTCGATCCGAGCCTGCCAACCAGCGAGGCTCTGCTGGTCAAATTCTCGGCTCGCGCTTCGGAGATTGCCGCCGACATCGATTCGCTGCTCGAGCAGTACCGCCAGCGCCTGGCCGAGGTTGTCGTCATCGACGCCGAACTGCAGCGCGAGCGCACGGGCCGAAAAGCCAACTGAAGACCGAGGAGAGATCATGGCCAAACCCAGACGACGCAGAAAGGGCTACGTGCCGCAAAGGCGAAATGCGCTGTACCGGCTCGCCGCGGAATTCAAGCGCAACCAACCGCTGGCGACGGCCGCCACTGCCTGGCAGCACTTCACCGCGATTGCGCAGGCCGGATGCCACGACGTGCTGCTCGGCTACAACGCCGCCGCCGATGAGCTGACCTACGTGCCTGACGTGGAGCGCCTGGCGACTAAAACCGTCAAGCACCGCTGCTTGCAGTGCATTACCACCGCTTGGGCAATTTGTCTGCCTGACGGCGCCTTATTCCATGCGTGGCAACATGCTGCGCATCGGTTGCGTTGCAGGAGGTGTGAGATGGGCAGAGGCGTTGCGGCATTGCTGGCGGGGATCGGTACCGGCTACATGACCGGGCAGCGCATGGCGTCCGATCAGCGTCGCGAGGAGCGCGAGAACGAGCGCTTCGCGTTCGAGCGCCGCAGGATGGCACGCGAGGAGCAGGATCAAGCGGAGATCCGCGCGGCCTTAACGCCGCCCGCCCATGACGGGCGCGCTGCCGTCGCAAACGCTGGCTACACCGACCTGGCAGACGTAACCGCCGGCGACACGCAGCCGGTCAGTGCCACGGGGAGCGCAGCCACCCCGGCGAGCGTGGCCGCGAACGGCGTCCCCGCCATCCCGCAGCGCGCCAGCCGCGAAGAGGATGGCGACCTCCGCCGCTACTTCGAGCGCGTCAAGCCGCGCATCATTCAAACCTACCTGCGCCAGGGCAAGCCGGAGAAGGCGAAAGCGTATTTGGATTTCGTCGAGTCCGAAGATGGCCGCGAGTACACCCGCGCCTGGGCGAAGTCCATGCGCAAAGTCGCCACCGGCGATTTCGATGGCGCCATCCCGGAACTCGAAAAACTCTACACCAACATTCCCGACGGTCAGCGCGCCAAGGCGACGCACTTGGGCGACGGCAAATACCGGCTCGACTTTCTCGACGAGAAGACGGGCGAAATCCTGCGCACCAGCGAAGCGGATTCCGCCACCCTGGCGCGAAGCGCGGTCATGTTCCTCGATCCGGCGCGGGCGACGCTATGGCACGCGCAGCGCGCCGCCGACCTCGAAAAAGAGGCGATCCAGAGCCGCCGCCTTGACCGTCAAGCAGAACTGCTTGATCGCCGCGAAGCGCTGCGCGAGGATCGGCGTGATGAGCGCCTGCAGCAGCGCCTGGATGCGAGCGAGAGAAACCTGGAGCGCCGGCTGTCGGCGCGCGGCGGGCTGACCGCGACGCAGGAACGGCAGAACGAGGAGATCAAGGCTGCGCGAAATTACATCACCGGCCTGTCCGACAACGACATCCGCAAACGTACTCAGCAGTACCAAAAGTCGGGCCGGATCAATGATGACTACGATCCCAAGCTTGAACGGGCAGTCAAGCTTGCCGAACGGCACATGATCGGCGATGACCCGTGGTTCGACCAGCGCCATGGCCAGGACAAGCAGCCGGCGGTACCGAAGAAAACGCCCAAGGAGCAGGCCCTTGAAACTCTTGCCGCCGACCCGAACATGGCCGGCTATACCCTCGGCGAGCAGACCGGGAGAGGCTTCAAGGTGCTCGACAAAAACGGCAAGCACGTGGGCTACCTCGGCCGGCAATGAGCGGATTCGTTTTCACACCGCTCGATTCACGGTCGCCTGCCTTCCCGCGCGTGTCTGCTGCCGAGCAGGCGGCGCGCGATGCCGAGGCCGAGCGCATCGTCCGCGCCGAACTGGAAACGGTCGACGCCGACAACCCGCAGGCGCAGGCCGCGCTGGAGCGCGAGTACGAACTGCGCTTCAAAAAGCCGGCGCCGGGCTGGAAGTTCACGCTGCTCGAAGGCGACAGCGGCGAAGCGGATGCCGGTGGCGGGTTCAAATTCACGCCGATCGAGACCGAGCAGCCTTCAACCCTGCGCAACGTCGCGCTCAACAACCCGCTCACCGCCGTCTGGGACGCCATCCCTTCCTCGAGGGACCGCCGCCAGAGGACGGAGCGCGATGACGCGCGCGCCAATGCCGTGGCGCGCGAGATGCACGAGGCGCAACGCCAGCCGCGCGAGTTGCCGGCCGCAGCTCTGTTCGATCCGGACACCGGCAGATATTCCCTGCCTGGCCGCGCCCAGGACTTCGTGCGCGACGTGGGCGGTGCCGTGGCTGATCTGCCGCAGAACACCATGGCCAGCCTGGCGGCGCTGCGCGCCGCAGAGCCCGGCGACGTAATTGCCTCGCCTGGGCTGCGCGAAGACCGCGCGCGCGCCGCGGTGCCGCGAGACTACGTGCTGCGCTATGGCCTCGGGCTGGACTCGTCAGATGTCGAGAGCGCCGGGAAGAGCCTGCCGTTTTCCGTCATCAGTGCCGGCGCCTATCTGCCGGGTTTCGTTGCCGGCAGCGCGTCGGCGCCGGTGACGGGGCCGGCCGCGCCTGTCATCGCGCACGCCGCCGGCATGACCGGATCCGGCGCGGCCGCATACCGGATGGATCGCGGCCAGGTCTGGAACCAGTTGTACGGCGCCGCCAACGAGCGGTTCAGGAAAGCGACCGGCCGAGACATGACGGCCGACGAATTCACGGAATTCGCCCGCCAGCCCGAGATCGACGCCGAAGTCACCAAGCACGCCACGGCAGAGGCAGGGTTCGAGGCACTGGGAAATTTCGTCTTCAGCAAGACCTTCGGCAAGTTGCTCGGCGGCAGCGTTCTCAAAGCCACCGCCAGGGATGCGGCCGAGGCCATCGCCGAGAAGGGGCGCCTGGCCTTCGTCAAGGCCGGGGCCATCAACCTGGCCGGCGAGCTGGCCACCGAGACGCCGACCCAGATCGCACAGGCCCAGGCGGAGACCGAGCTCGGCCTGCGCGGCGGACCTGCACCTGAATGGACCAGCCGACGCGACTGGCGGGAGGCGTTCGCCGAGGTTGCCTTGCCGACGGTGATGACGGTGGGCGCCATGGGCGGAGCGGCCAAGGCGATCAGCCTGCCGCTCGATGCCTACGGCGCCAAGCGGCTGTCCGACAAGATCGGCGAATTTGTGGCGAGAAGCGGGCATACCCTGGCAGACAACGATCAGCTTGGCACACTCTACGAACGCGCGCGTGCGCTGGCCGAGCAGCGACCGGAAGACGCCGGCTTGGCCGACGCGGTGAAGCGCCTGCAGGACGAGAAGCTGTCGCGCATCTACGCCGGCACGTTCGAGACGAAACCGGAACAAGGTGACGATCAGGCGCGGCTGGCGGCCTTGCCGGAAACGACGGAGGCCGAAAAGGCGCTGCTGGCACCCAAGCCGATCACGGCGCTCGATCGCGTCGCCGAGATCGAGCGGCGGCTCGCCGATCCTGAAGTGCAGGACGCCGACGTCCAGGCGCTGCGCGCCGAGCGCGACGGCATCACCGCCAGTTGGCCACGCGCAGTCCCCGGCCTGACGACCTCGTTTTCCACCGAGGCCGGCGCCCGCCTGTCTGGGCGCTATGCCCTCATGGAGGCAGACGAGCTCACCACCAGCCACGACACCAACCTGCGGCCGGTGGCGGCCTATCCGGCCGAGCTGCAGCCGCGTGAGCGCGAACGCCATGCCTCGGAGATGCAGGTGCAGCAGATCACCCAGAAGCTGGATCCGGCGCGCCTCGGCGAATCCGCCGACGTTGCGACCGGTGCGCCAATCGTCGGCGCCGACGGTCTGGTGGAATCCGGCAACGCCAGAACCATTGCGCTGAAGCGCGTCTATCAAACGAACGGCCAGAAGGCCGAGAACTACCGGCAGTTCCTGCGCGACAACGCCACGCGCTTTGGCCTCACGGCCGAGGACGTGGCCGGCATGCAGCGCCCCGTCCTGGTGCGGCAGCGCGAGACGCCGGTCAACCGCGCCGAGTTCGCCCGGCAGGCCAATCAGGCGACGGTGGCGCGCATGAGCCCGAGTGAGCAGGATATGGCGACCGGCACGCAGGCCGGCACATGGAACCCGGGCACGAACTACGTGCCCTTCGTCGATCAAGCGCGCGCGCCGGTGAGTAAGGCCACGTCCACCGCCGACCTGCCGGCGCCGATCCGCCGCGAGCGCATCCTCAAGCAGTTCGCCGACGCCCTCGGCACGACCGTCTATCAGGGCCGCATGAAAGGCGAGAAGCGCCTGGGCTTCTTCCGCCGAGGCGTCGAGGAGGTGCGGATCAGGAAGGCCAACGACATCGAGGTGGCGGCGCACGAGCTCGGCCACCTACTCGATGCGCGTGTGCCAAAGATCGCCAACGCCTGGCGCACAGACAAGGCTCTGCGCGAGGAGTTGAAGAGCATCAGCTACGACCAGAAGAAGGTGAGCGAGGGCTACGCCGAAGGGGTGCGCCTGTTCCTCACCCAGCCCGAGACGCTGCAGGCCAGGGCGCCACGGGTGTTCCAGTGGCTCGACGACTTCGCCAACACCAATCAACACGGCCCGGCGCTGAGGAAGGCGCAGGCAGACATGACCGCATGGTTCGAGCAGGACGCGCTGAATCGCGCTCGCTCGAAGATCGGCGACCCTGGCAAGGGTGGCCCGGCCCTGCAGCAGCTTGGCGACTGGTGGCAAGAGCAGCGCGGACAACTCCGTCAGGCTATCATCGATGACCTGGATGGGATTTACCGCATGGAGCGCGAGCTGGAGGGCGGGAAGATCGATCCGCTCGGCCCCTACGAGTCCGCCCGCCTGTCGCGCGCTTATGCCAGCATCGCCGATGGCGCGGTTCGCTTCGGCTATCCGGTGAAGAACCCCGATGGCTCCTTCAAGTTCGCCGGAAAGGGGCTGGAGGAGATCCTGAAGCCGGTCGCCGGGACTCTGGACGACGCCTTGCTCTACTTCGTCGGCCGCAGTTCCCGCGAGCTGATGACTCAGGGACGCGAACACCTCTTCACGCCTGGCGAGGTCGACGCCATGCTCAAGCTGCGCACGCCAGAGCGCGAGACGGCGTTCCGGGAATACCAGACCTGGAACCGCGGCATTCTCGACTTTGCCGAGGCGCAGGGCGTCATCAATCCCGAGAGCCGGCGCATGTGGCAACGCGCGCAGTATCTGCCCTTCCACCGCGTCGGACAGGCCGGGGGCTTTAAGGGCAAGCCCGGCGACTGGAGCGGCATCAAGGCGCTTACCGGCGGCACCGAGAACATCCGCGACGTGCTGGGCAATATGGTGGGCAACGCCGCGCAGTTGATCAACAAGGCGGTAAAGAACGAGGCGCGGCTGAAGGTCGCCGAGTTGGCCGAGAAGACGCCCGGCGCTGGCAAGTTCATGGTGAAGATCGACGCCGAGACGCGGCCCGTGAAGATCGACACGCAGCAGGTGATCGACGGGCTGCTGAAAGCCCTGGGCATCGACCGCAGCGGCTACACGGCGCGCGGCGAGAAGCTGCCGAAGTACGTGCAGAAAATAATCGACGGCCTCGAAGCCGACCTGGCGAAGTCGCCGGGCTTCGAGTTCGTCGTCGGCGGGCAGCCGCCGGCCGGGCGCAACGTCGTCGCAGTGCTGAAGGGCGGCAAGCCGACCTGGTACGAGGTCGGCGATCCGATCCTCTACCGCTCGCTCTTGGCCATCGACCGGCCGGTGCAGGGCTGGCTGGTGCGCCTGCTCGGGCTGCCCAAGCGCATCGGCCAGGCCAGCATCACGCTCACGCCGGATTTCTGGATCGCCAACATCGCGCGCGACACCCTGATGGGCTCGGTGATGACGCGCTCCGGTTTCCGTCCGATCATCGACAGCCTGCAGGGCATGCGCCTGCGGTTGACCTCCGATCCGGTCTACAAGGACTACATCGCCAACGGCGGTGGCCTGTCCTCGATCTACCTCGACGAGGCGGCGCTGCGCACGAAGCTGGAGAAGTTCTACGCGCGCCAGGGTATCGACCATCGCACTGTGCTGGACGCGCCCGGGAAGCTGCTGCACTTCATCGAGACTGTAGGCGATGCCTTCGAGATGAGCACCCGCCTGGGCGAGTACCGCAAGGCCATCGCGCGCGGCGAGCATCCGCGCCACGCCGCCTACCTGGGACGCGAGGTGTCCACCGACTTCGCCATGATGGGCGACGCGCCGGCCGCGCAGTTCATGTACAACACGGTCATGTTCCTGCGGCCGGCGGTGGTGTCGATCGACAGGCTGGTGCGGGGGGTGGCCCATGATCCGAACAAGGGCGCCATCGCCGCGAAGACGGCAGCCATCGCGCTGACCTCGGTCGGGCTCTATCTGCTTAACCGCGACGATCCGCGCTATGCCGACCTGCCGGACTGGGACAGGGACGCAAACTGGCATTTCTTCATCGGCGACCAACATTTCCGCTGGCCGAAAATATGGGAGATCGGCGCCCTGGCCTCGGTCGCCGAGCGCAGCGCCGAGAAGCTGATGGCCGAAGACCCAGAGGGCTTAGGCAAGGACTTCGCGCGCATCGTCGGACAGACCTTCAACCTCAACCTGATGCCGCAGATCGTGGCGCCGCTCTACGAACAGGCGACGAACCGCAACAGCTTCACCAAGGCGCCCATCGAGACGCCGGGCATGGAGGGCGTGCAGCCGTTCCTCCGCTCGAAGCCAGGCACCAGCGAGACCATGAAGGCCGCCGGAATGGCGACGCGCGACTTGCCCGAGGCGCTACAGGTCAATCCCGCCCGCGCCGAGGCCCTGCTGCGAGGGTACCTCAACACCTGGGGCATGTACGGCCTGATGCTCACCGACCAAGCGTTCTTCGGCGACCGGCTGCCGGAGAAGCGCGCCGATGAGTTGCCGGTGGTGCGGCGCTTCTATTCACAAGAGCCGGCCCGCCACACCAAATTCGAGAGCCTGTTCTACGAGATGCTGACCGAGGCCAAGCGCCTGCGCGGCACCCTCAAGGAACTGGACGAGATGGGACGGCCCGAACTGGCAGACCGGAAGGAGCAGAACCCGCTGGCCGGCGAGGCCAAGCCGCTGGAGCGTGCCGCGAAGAACCTTGGCGCCATCAACAAGGAAATGGAGTTCGTGCGCCGCGACCAGAATCTGACGCCGGCCGAGAAGCGCCAGCGGCTCGACGCCCTGACGCTCGAAAGAAATGCGCTGCTCAAGGAGGCCGTCCTCGAATCGAAAAAAGCCCAGAGGAGAAGACGCAGTGACCACCGTCCAACTCGATAAAACCGCTGCCTTCGATTGCTGCGTCAGACGGGCCGACGCGCTGCATAAAACCCTCGTCGCGGCTGGTGCCAAGCCCATCGACGCGCAAATCCGGCAGGACCTCGACCAGCTGCTCGCCGAAGCCGTCAAGGGCATCGAGCTGGCCGGCGGCACGGTCAAGGAAACCATCGGCCTGGTGCGGCTCGTCGGCTATCTGCACGAGCTGGCTTTTGTCGCCGGCCTGCTGCCGGCTCTGGGCGTGCGCTTCACCACCTACCTCACCCCCTCCGGTAACACGGAGCTGCGCTTCAGGGTAGCCGGCGCCAAGCCGGCCGAGCCGGAGGATGCCAGCCCAGCGAAAACAACGGCAGCCGATATCGCTCGCCAAGGGGTGGGGCTGTGAGTGCTACCATCACGGAAGCCGTGTTCGACGACGCCCTCGCCGCAGCGCAACAGCTGCCGGCCGAGAAGGTTCCGCAGTTTCTGGTCCTGATCGCGCCGGCCTGCGCGCTGCACGACGTCCAGATCGTTGCCAGCCTGGCGCGCGCCTTTCGATCTACCCGAAGTCCCGCAGGCCGGCGACGTGGCCTTTCGGTGGTGTTCGGCAATCCTGGACAGCGATCCTGTCATCGAGCACATCCTCACCGAATGGCTACGCAACGAGTGCGGCATTCCAGATGGAGTCGTTGAAGTCGCACGCAGCGTGGCGGAGTTTGCGTTCTCGTTTTCCGGCTTCACTCCACAATCAACAAACCAGGAAAGGATTTCCAAGAATGAGTGCTGACCTGTACCTCTCGCAATCGCTCGGCGCCACCGGCTTTTGCCTTTTGGCGCCGGACATCGCCATGCGGCTGCGGCCGGACCTCTGGCCAAACAACGGCGGCCTGCAATGCACCGGCGATTTCGCCAGAGCGGTCGCGCGCAACAGCTTTGCCGGCGTGCCGCACACCATCAAGCTTACCGTCAGCCTGGCCGGCATGGAGCAGCCGGTGGTGGTGCTGGCCAGATCCACCCTGCGCCTGGCCGAGCGGATCGAGGAAGTTACCGGCCTGCGCGTGGAACAGCTGGTCGAGGGCGACGAAGCGCCAGAGCCGGCGCGCGGCGATCAGCAACGGCGATGGGAGGTGTTCAAGCAACGCCGGCAGACTAAACCACTTGCCGCTGAGGCCGCGGCCGTACCTTCCCCGCCTCGCCGGGAGCAAGTCATCCCGGCTGACGTACAGGGGCTCGACATCCAGGCCAAGGAGCCGCCGAGGCCCTGCACGGCCTGCGGGAACCTGACCAACGGCGGCAACTGCCTGCCGGCGCTCAAGGGTAAGTGGCGCGAGCGGCCGCCCTACTACCAGCCCTCCGCCTCCAACCCACGACGCTGCCTGCACTACGTCCCCGGCCACCACCTGCTGACCGGGGACCACGTCGACATGCGCAATGGCATCGAGCTTTGGCCCGAACTCCTGCAGAAGCGCGAGCCTGCCGGGGCACTAGGGAAGGCCCGGGAGCTACTGGACGATATGCTGACTAAAGGGCCGCGCAATGCCGGAGAAATCTTGGCCGCCCTGCAAGAAGCCGGTCTGAGTGAGCGCACAATCCAGCGCGCCTCCGAGCAGCTTGGCGTCATCAAAGCCAAGGACGGCCGCGGCGGATGGACGTGGGCGCTGCCGGCGGAGCAAGGCGCCAAGGCGGTGGCGTGAAGAAGAAACCCAAGGCCGGCACCAGCAAGAGGGCAGCAGAGGCACGCCGACGCCTGTTCGTCGAGGCGTACATCGCCAACGGCTGCAACGCGACCGAGGCAGCGATCGCGGCTGGATACAGTGCCAAGACGGCCTATCGTACCGGCGCGGACATCATCAAGGAACCTCAGGTACAGCAGATGCTGAGGGAGCGCCAGGAAGCCCTAGCGAAGAAGTACGAGCTGACCACCGAGGCGGTGATCGAGAAGCTGGCCAAGCTGGTGCATGCAGACCTGCGGCGGCCCTACAACGCCGACGGCAGCCTCAAGCCGCCAAGTGAATGGCCGGACGACGTGGCGGCGGCCGTCGTCGGTTTCGAAGCCATCGAAGAATTCACCGGCACCGGCCGGGATCGCCAGTTCGTCGGCATCCGCAAGAAGGTCAAGATGATCGAGCCGACGGCGGCACTCAATCTGGCCATGAAGCATCTCGGCATGTTTGACAAAGACAACGCTCAGAAGGGCAAGGCCGAGGCCGAGGCGCTGCGCGAGTTCTTCCGGTCGATCTATGGGCCGGGGAACAGGCTGCCGATAGCTCGCCAGTAAATGGCGGCGGCGCTACCTGAAAGCCGCTCTGAACTTCACCCGCACGCCATTCGGGCCAGCGGCCGTTTCTGTGATCTGCGCCACGACGTGCTCCGGCAGCAGGTGCATGTTCGGCACTTCGTACCAGGCCCCGGCTTCCCTCAGCAGTCCGTCCCGCTCCAGCTGAGCGAAATCGATGGGCTGGGAAAGCAACCGCTTCTGGCGTTCCGCTTCAGCCCTGATCTCATCGTTCTCCATCGCGATACCTCCTACCTACCCAGCAGCGGACTTTTAATCCGCGGGAAGCCAAGCCAGGCGCGGACAGGCGACCTTGACGCCCCGTGGATCCTGCCCTATAGTTCGCCCACCTAGCCCGCGCGCTCCGAACTGTCACCGTAGGGTGGCTTGACTGGAAACCTCCAGTCTAGGGCGCGTCGGCGACCCTCCCTTACCCCTTGAACTCCCAGACTTCCTCGAGCTTGTCGGCGAGCATTGAACGCCAGCGGTTGGCTTCTTTCCTGTCGTCCTGCCTGTAGGAGCGCGCGATCGCGCCGGCCGCCATGTCGGCGAGCTGGATCAGGTTGTCCCGGTGGGAGTCCGAGAATTTGACGTTGGCCATCCTCAGCACGGACTGGCCCTCACGCAGCGCCTTGGCGAGGTCGCGCCGCAGATCGGGGCTGGCCCGGCCGTCGATCTTCACCCGGGCGCCGGCCAGCAGGTCGGCGTCGTGGCGCAGGAGCAGGCGTACGAAGTAGGAGTAAAAGCGGTCGGCGCTGGCGCGCAGGTCGGGGCTGTAGATGCGGGCCTTGTCCACCACCAGGGCGCGCACGGCGAAGCGGTAGGGGCGCACTGCCTCGAAGAAGCCGTCGCGCACCGCGGCCGAGCACTTGCTGAACTTGAACTCAGGTTTCATCCGCAGCCGCTCGCGGGCTTCTGCTATCGCCCGGCTGGCGGCTTCGGCCTCGTTCAGATCTCGGAATACGGCCATGGCGACGACGAAATGCGGCGTGGAGCCCTTGGCCACCTTGAAGCCGGCGTCGCCGCTTTCGTCGATCAGGATCAGCATGGCGGCATGTTACCCGCAGAGCCCGGTAGATTGGAGAAGATAAGCTGTGGATAAGTGCAGCATTGAAGAACCGAGGCAGGATCCTCGCCAAGACCGCTCTTACTGCTTCCGCAATCTTAGGTGTCGCTTCTGAGGTTGAATAGTCTCATCGGTGTAGCAGCTGCCAGTGGGAGCATATTCAAGCACCACACCATTCTTGATGTAGAAAATGTTGTTGCAGACGATCCTGCCACTCGAACAGGTTGTGAGGGCGTTCGCATTGGCATACTTGCCGTAGCTGAATGCCCCGCCGCTGGTGAAACACTCCTCCACATTCCTCCCGTTGGGATAGTTCCTGACTTCAATGCCGCTCTCGGTGGTGCGCCTGTACATGGGGAGCGTGATGAAGAATGAGTGAGTGTCCAGAGCCTCAACTGGCATCCCGACCCAAGAGTCGAGGTCCTGTTGGCGGACGCCCGCCATGACGCAGCCGCATAGTAAGGTGACTACGGTGAGCAGCAGTAGCGATCTCGCCATGGCGGCGGTGAAGGTTGGGGCGGTCAT